TGTCTAGTTCCTCAGCATCCTTTTTGGCTTTGTTGACGGCTTCAATCTGTCGGTAGTATTGGTTCGCGTTGCCCGTTAGGGTCATCCACCAACCCGCCATAGCCTCCCCGCGTTTCGGCGTGTCTTCGATGGTTTTATTAACTAGGTCCAGTGCCTTATTAACACCTGGAGCGACTTCGCGCCCGATCGACGCAAGGAAGTTTTGATAGTGCGTATCGAGCTTAGCAAGCTTGACCGCCGTGGTGTCGGCCATCTTGTCATTCATGCCAGCGAATCGACCGCCCGCACTTGTCGCGGTGTCCATCGCCTTAGCGACTTCCTCGAAGGATACTTTCCCGGCTTCCATTCGAGCCCTTAGAGAAACCATCGATTCGCCCGTGGTACGGCTGATTTCTTGCAGGGGGTTGAACCCCGCGTTGACCATCTGCAATACTTCTTGGCCCATAAGCCGACCGTTGGCCCGCACCTGTCCGAATGCAAGCGTGAGCGATTGCATTTTCTCATTATTGCCCATCGAAATTTCGGAAAGCTTATTGAGCGACGGAATTACTTCCGAGACGCTGAGCCCGTAGCCCAAGAGCACCTTCGACGAGTCTTGAAACTGAGTAGCCGATAGTGCTGATTTTGCATCTAGTTCGATCGTCGCATCGATGAGCTTTCGAGCCGCTTTTTCGGATCCCGTCAGCACTTCCAATTGAGCCTGAACTTGCTCCCTTGCCATCGCAACCTTTAGCCCCGCTTGCCCCAGGTCTGCGATCGCCTTTACCGCCCCGATAGCAAGCCCGGCCGCGCCGACCCTCCCAAGAGCCCCAGCAAGCCCATTAACACCCTGGGTCTTTGCGTCGACATTGCCCCACCCGCGAAACGGATCTGGAATCTCGGAGAATATTTGCTGCCGAGACATCGCCGCCGCTCGATAGCTTGCAATCTTGGCTTGCTTTTCAGACAGAAGTTTAGCCGATTGAGCCTCTGCCGCCGCTTGGGTTTTAGCTGCCTCTGCCGCCACTCTTTCCGATTCGGCAAGCCTCCTGTTCGCCTCTGCCGCTCGATCAGCATAGATCGCCGCTACGCCATGTTTCTTGGCTAGCGTGTCGACCGCTGCGTTGTACTGAGCCGCCGTAATTCCGTTTTGAGCAAACGCCCTGTCTAGGATTGCAACATCCTTCGCCATCTTTTGAAATGGCGTTTCACTGGCCTTGATCGTTCGAGTCAGAAACGACAATTCGTTTCGCAGGAATTCGCTTCCATCGGCTTTGAATCCGACTTTCAGATTCGCTACGTTGATCGTCTGTGCCATAGCTACTTGCCTCCGAATCCGAACATCGATTTCACTTGGTTCGCCATCGCTTTACAGGATTCTGCCGACCGCTTGAGAATCGACGCTGCGCTAACCTTGGGCCTGTAGAAGCGATCCGGCATAAAATCCGATGCGTCTGGCGGTTCCTCGTCGGCGCGTGCGTAGAGGGGCAGATAGAGGGCTTCCAAGAGCTTCGCGGTCTGCATCCAGCGTTCCCCCATCGGTTCCACCATGTCCCAAGCTAGCCACTGATTAAGAGCCCCAGCGGGTAGACTTTGCATCCACGCCGCCGGATCCTGGATTCCCCATTTCAGGCAGAGCCTAAACGCCACTTTTAGGCGTCGGCTCTTTCTGATTTTTTTGCTAAGGCCTCGATTTCGCCTTGGTCGTACTTGTTGATTTCCAAGCACTGATCGTAAAGAGGCCCAACAACCGACCTGGGAAGATCTCGCAGTACGTTAGGATCCGTGACTACCCGCTGCCCCGATTCGTCTCGAAGGCAGTAGGCAACCATAACTCGCCGGTGTGCTGTCCAGTCATAGCCTTTTTTGGTCTGCAATTCAACTTCCATGTTAGCCGCATCCGCTTCGGATAGTTCATGGATGAAGTATTGCTTGCCCTTGACCGTGACAGGCTCGACGGCCAAATCACGCTTAGCAAGGCTCAAAAAATCGTCTTGGCTACTCATCGTCCTCGTCCTTCGCTTGTGCAATTGCTTCGAGTGCTGCCTTAACGAATGTACGCGAAACCTGTTCGGGTCGCTGAACCTTAGCCGGATAGCCTTGAATCGCTTCGAGTTGCATTTCGAGCGATGCGATTTCGTCAGCCGTCAAGGCATCGTGCGGGAATTCAAATATCGCTTGAATCTGTGGCGATTCACCAAACGGCAAATATCCGACAAGCTTACCGCCGACGCGGATCTGGCACTGATTCAAATCCCGCTCGATCCCAGTAGCCAACGAAATACCCCGTTGGCGATTCAATACAAAAACCATCTTCGATCATTCCTTAGGCAGGGGTGAAAGTAATATCGGTCGCGCCGTCGAACTGGAGCTTGTACGAGCCCCTCATAACTTCGCCCTTGGCAAGCTTCGGCGTCTTGACTTCCTTGACGAAAGCCGTCCCCTGAAACGATCCGGCCCCCGGTAGAGTGACCGTAACCGAAATTCCCGCGTAAGGCTCCGAGGTTGGAATCATCGCCGTGGTGATCGGAATCGCCGCTCCAAGCCAGTTAAACACAACGTCGACTTCGGGATTCTTGCGAAGGTCCGAAGGCCGAAGGGCCTCGAATCCGGCCGTGTCTAGGCTCGTAATGTCAAGCGTGTCGACGCTGATCGTCATTTCGCCGATCGAAACGACCTGAGTAGTAACCAACCCGGTCCCCGAAATCGTCGCTCCGAGTCCGGTATCTGCAACTGTCAACGCTGGCATTTTTAAGGCTCCTTGTAGTGAACAAGCATATCAAACGAAACTATGTACCGATGTTCCTGGCCGCCATCCGTTGGCGGCTCCTGCATGTATTCATCACCGGAATCAAAATCGATCCCGCAAAAAGTGTGTGAACTGACAACGCCCCGAAAGGCATCGATTCCAGTGTCCCTAATCGCTCGACTGATCGCGCTTGCTGTCGTTCGCGTCAGTGCGTAGCATTCAATGGTAAATCGTGCGTGCGCTAGCTTGCTGAGGCCCTGTAGGTGATTGTCGCGTTCGGTCGAAGTGACGTAGTAAAGGCAAGCCGGAAGCGTTGCGTTTTGAACCAAGGCATCAGGGTACATACGCTGACCAATCAACGTTGATACCGCTGAGTAGCTCAACAACTTAGTTCGCAATGCTTCGCCAATCGCCGACATTTACAGCTCCCCGCTCACAACGCCGATCGTCCTTGCTGCCGCTTCGCTTGAGCCGCTGACAATCTTGAGGAATCGCACCCCGGCCATCACTTCGGTGTTAAGTGCGATGTACCGCGAATCTGCAACAGTCACCGAGTATTCAGTGGCCCCGTTGTATAAAGCGTAAAAGTTATTGCCGTCAGTCGACGATTGGAACTTAAACGCGGTCCCGGTTAGCGCCGTTGGCGTGAGGACAGCAAGCGCCGTCCTGCCGCCTTCGATCGTGATCGAAGTCGATACGGTTCCGCTCGATGCAATCGTGACTGTCCCGGTCAATGAAAGATTTTTAGCCAATTCGTAGCTCCTTTACTTCCTTTTGAAGTTGATTGACGAAAGCCGCTTCGGCAGTCCCCGAGGTTTGGCGATAAGCTCGCATTGGGGCGCGTTGTTCTTTGGGGAATGTCGCGACGGTCGCTTTTGATCGGTTGATTCGAGTGTATTGCCGACCGGATCGGCCCGTATAAATCACAGACGATCCAGCCTTGCCCCAGTGGTTTCGCTCGTAGCTTTCGCCTTTCTTGTAGGGCATCACGAATTGCTGTTTGTTTCCCTCTCTCCAAGTCGCTCCAATCACAACGCCGATACCGCCCTTGAATACCTTGTGGTTGAAGTGCTGCCTCGAATCGTTTTGGAACGCTGCGTTATTCTTGAATTTCTTAGACCACTTTAGCCGCGATCCTGTAGCCCTCGAGGATTGAGCATGACCCTGGCAAGCCGCCGCAACAGGCTTTGCGAAGGCTCCAAGGCATCGACCGAATGGAGCGTTCCTGAGCATCAACGGAATGTTGCCGATCTGCTTGATAAGATCCTCGTTGATTTCGATTTTAGTACTCATGGCAACACCGCCGAGCAAATAATATCGATGTAGTTTCGCAAGCCGTCGACCATGTTCACCGCCGTGATTCCGTAGGTTTCGCCCTGGTAGACAATTCGCATTTGAACCGTGTAGCCCGATCGGTATCGGACTCGAAAAACTGCCCTTGTGCCTGCTTCAAGTTGTCGGCCCCTCATCGATTCGATTCCTGCTGTCGGCGTGAACTGGCAAGGCTCATCGACCACGTAAGAGGACCAAGAAACGACAGGCTGGCCCGCTGCGTCGACCGTCTCTGTCGGTTGTTGAATTGTGCATCGGTGCCGCAAGGCCCCGGTACGTTGGTTCTTTGGCCTCACTGCGCATACTCCCCATCGGGAAATTGCACAATAACTTCCATCTCGATTGTTACTAAGCCGCCGGTTTTAACCGTTGGCTTCCAGCACCTAACGAGGAATTTTCTTCCGTCTTCGCAAGTCAATCCACCCTCCGGGATTTTAATTGCTGCGTTGGTCCGGTCGAGCTTATTGGTTTCTTCTTGTGTTTTTTTCATGGGTAGCTGCTCCGCATAAATCGCCGAACTAACATTTCATAAGGTCGCATGGTTTGCATCGCGTCGGACATAAGCATGTCTCGATTTTCAAAGTAGTGAGCCGCAAGCATCAAGATTGCTGCCCTGGCCGCCTCTGGTACGCTTTGGCCGTCCTGCGAGTGTCCAGCCTTGTACGTTACGGTCCAAGCATCCCAACGCGATACGGTCGCCGGTAGCGTCACTAGGTACGCAAGCCGGATTTCGTCAACGTGCAATTGGTACTGGTTGGCCGCTAGCGTCTGGAGCGTGTTAAGCCCATCGTAGTATTGAATCGAGGTTATCGAGTGAATCGGGCTTCGCGGTAACTTCAATCCGTCGGTCCAGAAAGGCAACCGGACCCGAAGCGTTTGAAAGCATGTCACGCTGTCGGTATCGTGCTCCCATTGCTCTCTAGCCGCCCCAATCAAGGCGGTTAAATGCGTGTCATGGCTTGTGTCGCTGCTTGCGATTTCGAGTTGTTTCTTGACCTCGCTGAGCGTCACCGGCTCGGCTGTTGGCTTCGTCACTACTTCGATTTTCAATCGCACTTGCAACACCCCTTTGAATCAAAATCAACGCTACGCCATCGGAGAGACTTTCCAGCCTTGAGCCAGCCGGAAAGCCTCTCCACATTGTCAATAGCTCGACGATCATTAGATCACCAAGCAAACATCGCCATCGGCCACGCCCGCCGAGGTCGTCGGTGGCAATTTGCCGTAGCCAAGGACAGCGACGCCCGCGATGAACCCGCCGCTAGAGCCATCGCCGAAGGTCGCGACAACCTTCAAGAACGGCTCCCTGCCCCTCATGTCAACCATGAAGGCGCAAGTCTGGCCGTCGTCGGTCGCACTCGGCAAGGCAAGCGTAGCCCCGTTATAGCCCGTTCCAGCCGCAAACGTCGCTCCGGTAATGTCGGCATAAACACCGCCACTGGTGGAGCTTTGTTGGAGCTTCAAGGCCGTCATCGCAATGTCAGTTGCTCCGAGTTGGAGCACGATCAGAGCGAAGTCAAAACCTCGACAATCGATAACGTCAGCCGTCACCGTCGCGTTGTCGACGATTGCCGCTGGCTTGATTGCCGGAACACATTTCACGTAATGCAAAGGATTCACAAGTCACCTACTTTCTTTTGTTGGGTTGGATTAGGAGGCCGAAACCAATTGGAGGATTGGCCCTGGGTTACTTGCGTCGCCGCGCTCGTGGACGTTGTAATCCCATCGCATCGTGGAGCGGAAACCAATTTCGTCGGTCTCGAAGTACCGCGAAACGTCGCCGACTAGCTCGAAGTTGCGACGCAAGCCGAGAGTGGAGGCCATTCGCAGATCCCCGAAGTAGCCGAACTTGGTCGATGCCCCGATGGTCTTTGGCAAGACCTCAGAGAAGACAACCGGGTAGCCGAGGAACTGAGTTACCGGACCCTGCCCGAGGTCTTCCTTGTTGTTGCCGCCGAGGGCCAATTGAAGGCGCCCCATGACGTTCGACCAAACAGGCTTTGACACAAACCAGACCGGATTGATTCCAGGAAAAGCCGGGAGCTTGCCAAGAGCCTCTTGGAACATCGCAATCGTGATCGTTGCCGCCGTGTTTTGTCCCGCTGCTGCCGTAACAACCGATCCGGCTGCGAGTGCATTGGCAAGACCAACAACGCCATGATAGGCCCCAGTGCCATCGCCAAGGAAACCAGCTTCGTCGGCTGCCAAAGCGTGAGCCAAAGCCGCTTCGGTTGCGATTTCTTCGGCCATCGAAATCGTTGAATCTTCGCTCAATTCGCTGGAGACTTTGGTAAGCGTTCCCCACTTTCGAGCGACGAGGTTCAGCGGCCCGTAGGTCGCTTGGGATTGGGTAAACTCCTTGGTTTCGCCAACAGGATAAGCAACCATCCCGGTCAAGCGTCGCGAAGTCGTCAAGGTGTCCGAAACCATGTTGCGAACGAAGGCGTAACGAGGAATGACGCCGTACTGGACAACCAGCCGAATGACACCCGCCACAAACTCAGGGGGGACCAAAACACCGGCCCCGGTTGGGTCGTTGGTCTGGAGTGTGTTTTGGACGCCGTGATCCTTGCACCATTGCCGAGCCGATTCACTGCCGAAATGAGCTTGGAAAAACTTGCCGACGCGGAAGGCCTCTGCCTCTCCATCCGGCCCAGTAAACACCGCTAGGGGCTTGGTTGCCCGAGCCGTTGCCGGGACTCGGAAGGTAGCCCCTGCGAGTGGCTGGCTGTCAACGTGTTGGCGAACCGTGTTGGAGACGGCTTGCTCGATCTTGATGGCCCGTTCGCGTTGCTTGGCGAGATTCTCGATCTGGCCCGGCTTGCCTTCGGTCCCGAGGATGGTATCGATCTCGGATTGCTCATCTTCGAGCAATTCGCGGGTCTCTTGGGTTGCGATTGCTTGAATCGCCTGAACCTTGGCTTGCAAGGCTTGGATTTCGTCTGCGAGTACTTTCGCGCTCTTCATTTGGACTGCCCTTTGTGGGATGTGTGGCAGTCGTTAAACCAAGATAGCGGCATGACTGCCACGGGAAACAAACTGTTTTTACCGTGTGTCACTGCCGCTAATAAGTTGCAGAGTTGTCGACACTTCTGGCCGACGCAATAAATCTAGGCTACTGGCCTGGGCTTGTCAAGTGTTTTGAGAACTGAGCCATTTTAGCCCGCACCAAATTCGC